AAGCGGTTTCTGCGCTACCAGAGGGCCTTTCTCTTTCCGATTATGAGTGGAAGTTTTACAGCGATAACGCTGGAAAGCAGATTTTAACGGTAACTCTTACTGATGTTGAAGATGGGCAAACGCTCGTTTACGACGCAGATGCGGGTCAGTGGGTTAATGGTGCTGGGGGAGGAGGTACTGGTGTTACCGTAACTGTCGGTACTGTTGAACCCACTGACCCAGCAACTGGTGATATTTGGTTTGACACCACTGACGACACGCTGTATTTGTTTGATGGGACTGTTTTTGCTGCCAGTGTAGGACCTGTCGGACCTAAGGGAGATACTGGTGACACGGGACCTGCTGGCCCTCCCGGACCTACTGGAGTGGTCGCAGCTACACTGCCTATTACATACGACAGTGGTACTCAGACAGTTGGTTTTGACGGTTCTGCTGTCGGCAACCTAACTGAAGTTGATTATATTGATTTTGACACTGCAGCAGCGCACGACCCCGAAGAGGGAGAAATTTCGTGGGATGCTGACTTTGACACGTTGGTTGTGGGGCTGCCAGACGCAGTAAATCTGCGTGTTGGTCAGATGCACGGTATTCGGGTTAAAAACTCGTCCGGCTCTACCCCAATAGCTAAAGGCACTCCGGTCATGTTTGCGGGAGCCACAGGCGATACCGTAACAGTTACCCCAGCTGTGTCGAACGGAAGTTACGAGCCGGATTTACTTGTGGGTATCACGTACCAGGAAATTGATGCTGACGGCTTTGGTTTTGTTATGCAATTTGGTGCGGTTGACCACATTAAAACTGACTATGCGGGGTGGGCCCTTGGCGATTTGCTATACATTGACGCAAGCAGCCCAGGAGTGCTCACTAAAACACAGCCTGTCGCACCTGCTTGGCGCAGGCCAATTGCGGCAGTAACTCGTGTTGACGCAAACAGTGGACGTATAGTTGTTCGCGCCCTACCCAGCACTCACATTCACGACATTGATGACGTAACTATTACCAGTGCTGCAAACAATGATTTTCTTGTGTATGACGGAACAGAGTGGGTAAATCAAAACGGCCTTACATGGGGCCAGGTAGCGGGAATTTAGGATAAAATCGGCGTATGTTTAGTACATTAGGACAATCATCACAGGTATATAACTCAGACCTTGGCGAATTTGTGCGCGAGGATCATATTCGTGTTGCCCAAATTTTAAAAGACTTTAAAGACACGTATAGCCTCGTGTATATACCTGTCAAGGATCGCAGCACTCCCGAAGAGCAGCAAAAGCCGTGGGCTATCATCGACAAGCCGGATAACATGCAAGAGTATGTTGTGCGCTACCTGTCGGAAGAAGAAATGAGAGAACCGCACAAAGTTATTGCGTGGTTGTTTGACGGGGATATTGTACGTCACGGTGCCGAAAACGTGCTGGCCCGTATTGAGGCGGAAGAAAACGCCAAGAAATTGATGGAGTTTAAAAGACAAGAGGACGAGTTAGAAGATAGACTAGAGTTTGGTGCTTTCATGGCTACTGGTGGGCGGAACAAGAAGCACACGTTTACCCACAATGGCAGGAAGTTTGAACGATGAGCTATAGTTCTCCCAGTAAAACAGTTGGTGATGTGTATAACGCTGTAAAGCGTGTATTTGGTGACGAAGCTGGTGTGCAGCTGACGAATGACGATATTGTGCGTTGGATTAACGAAGCGCAGGTCGATATTTCTAAGCAAAACCAGGTGTTGCAGACGACAGCAACGTTGCCTGTTACTGGCGGTACTGCCACATATTCTTTAACTTCTGTAACACCTAAGATCGACCAGGTTGCGTCTATTCTGCTTGATGGAAGACGTGTCGGAAATATTCCTGTTTCTCAGGCGGAGGAAAGCATTTCTGTCTCAGACCCTGAAGGGTTAGAGACAGGCGCTCCACAATTTTGGTATTCCTGGGGCGGTGACGTAATTTTCTGGCCTAACCCTATCCAAAACTACACAATGACGATTAGGTACACAGCACAGCCGACAGACGTAACCACTACCGCCAGTGATGTGCTCGCACTTCCTAACGAGTGCTTTACCGACATCGTGAACTTTGTTTTGATGAAGGCTTACGAAATGGACGAAAACCCCGAAATGATGGCAATCAAGCAGGCAGAGTACAGCTCTAGTGTTGCCGAACGGGGCGAAAACGAGCGTATTGCTGCCAGCATGACATACGAGACTAACATTACGTTCGAGCTTATCTAGGAGAGGCCATGCCGGGTACGTCGATACAGGTAGGGCCTTTCGTTGGTGGCCTCAACACGTTCAGTGACCCTACCGCCATCGCAGACAACGAACTTACCGTCTGCAACAATTTTGAGTTGGACCTTGACGGTTCGCTTAAATCACGTCCACCTATTCAAGACCTTGGTATCGATTTTCCACTTGACACAACTGGGGACATGGAGTTTCTTGGTACATTTCAGGTTTCACAAACGGAGTCATATTTAATTGCAAGCGATAACAGCAGCAGTACGTACTATTTTGATGGTACTTCGTGGACTCTTATTACTAACACGATTGCTGCTGCTGGTTTTGTACAGTTCGATGACAAGGCGTGGCTGACAGCGCATGTCGGTTCCGCTAATCCTGGCGGTTACTGGACTGTAAGTGGTGGTTTTACAGCTGACGCGAACATGCCTAAAGGCGAGACAATTGTGTCGTTTAAGGGACGTTTGTGGGTTGCTGAGGGTAAAGACAGCACAAATCAGGGTACAAGGTTGTATAGGTCTAAAACGACAGCTGACCCGTCTTTGTGGGTAGCGAGTAACGATTTTGTTGATATTGGGTCTGGTGACGGGCAGAATATTGTAGCCCTTGTTGTGTACTTCAACACGTTGCTGATTTTTCGCACTAATTCTACGTTTGGTTTGCAGTATACGTCCGATCCTGCGGCTGCGGTTGTATCATCTGTTTTGCCGACAGTTGGGTTGAACTCGCGGTATGCGATTACACAGTTTGAGTCTTACATTTACTTTATGTATGACGATAAAGCGTACGAGTTTAGTAATAACCGTGCGTCACAGATCAACGTAAAGACACCGTTTAGTTCAACGGCTACGTCCGGTTTTCACAACGAGTATGCAGTGTCAGAGTTTAACCGGCGTATTGTCTTTACGTATTTTGATCAAATGTTTGTGTACAGTTTGCGGACGCGTGCTTGGACTACGTGGTCTTCTGACACGTACGGTACTTTGTGCAAAATGGCGACGTGGAGCAATGATCAAGACAAATCTATTGTTTTGACGCACAGCAACGCAACGGTACCTGCTGGTGGTTCTCGTACAGCCCCGCTGCTGCAGATCACTGATGAATATGTGAGTGGCGTGTCGGAGACGATGACGTGCAATATTCAAACGAAGAACTTTAATTACCAGGCAAGTTCTATTTACAAGCGTCTGTTTTGGTGGGGTTTGGATGCTAGGTTTAAGGGCACTGTCGTTGGTACGGCGTATCCTATTACTCAGTCTTATGTGACAACGTGGCAGAACTTGTTGAGCCAAACTTGGCAGGCTTCGCTGTTGAATACGTGGCTTAACCCTGCGTCTAGTGCGGCAGCAGTGTCGACATCGGTAACGGAGACTGCGTTGACGTTCCGCCGCGTGTTTACTAAGTTCCTTAAGTCTCTTCGATTCCGACAGATTTATTTCACTGTGTCGTTTGAGACGACAGGTACTAATGCGGACGCTCCTGTTAGACTGTTTTCATTGATGACGTACGTGAATCCGAAGCAAACGGTGTCTAAGGAGATTACGTAGTGAACCGTGTTCGTACAGAGTTTAGCCGTGTGCCTCAGGGAGGCGGCGGTTTTAACCCGTATGCTGCTGGAAAAAAGCATTATGGAACTGGACGACCTATGCCTACTGTTGGTAAAGTAAGGAACAGGGCGGGCTATACTATTAGAGACAATAAAGCTGCCGCCCGGCGGGATGCTTTGCTGAGGAGGCTCTCGTGAGCAAGCCTTGGGAAACAAAGAACCCTAAACCTAAGAGTGAGCGGAAGTCTTTGACTTCTGCGCAAAAGTCTGAGGCTAAGAGTCGTGCTAAAGCTGCGGGTCGCCCTTACCCTAATCTTGTTGATAATATGGCAGCAGCAAGGCAAAAGGCTATACGAAAGAGACTTTCATAATGTATCGTGACAAATCGAGTATGGGTAATCGTCTTGCCCCTCAAAAGTCTAAGTATGACGAGGATGAGGAGCGTAGGAAGGCTATGATGCGTAAGCTTTCTGGTAGCCCTGGTAAGACTTCTTCGGGGATGTACTGATGCC